TAAACCGGTAGCCGTAATGACGTGAGCAAAGGCAGTGCCTGCAAAGATTTCAAGCTGAACCCCATCTTGCGCAGCCGTCGGAGCTGCTAAAGTGTAAGCACCAATGCTTGATTTGTTCAGATTCACCGCACTCGTTTGGACAGTGATCGCACCATCAGCGGAGTAAGCCGTGATGTCCATGGTTTGCAGGTAAGCCCGCGCCAGAATCGTGCTGGTGAAGTTCCAGAAGTTCAGGAGCAAGACACCCGTGCCGCTGCATACAGCATGAGCCAGGGTTGACCGTTCCACACGGGGATTGTCACCTTTACCGGTGACTTGGTAAGCGATTGCTGAGAAGACTTGGGATAGAGTTGGCATGGCAATGTGAGTTTGAGGTTAGGATACTGAGGAGTGATGATTTAATTAACTGGCAATGGTGCAATTGTTTTTGTTAAGCATTTTCCATTTTCCACTGCTTGCTTGCAGAGTTAGACTACTACCGACCGTCGCAGCAAAAGTAGCCGTATTTTTTGGGGTTGCGGTTCCATCATCAAGCAGGCCTGTAGCTGTGATGACATGAGCGAAAGCAGTGCTCGTAAAAATGATCAAATACATGTCATCTTGTGCGGTGGTAGGCGCGGCTAAAGTGTATGCCCCTGCACTGGTTTTGCTGAGCTTGACGACTCCTGACGCCAGAGTAATCGCCCCATTTGCAGGGTAAGCTGAAACCTCTTGAAAGACTTCAGCGAAGACAGAACTGTAGTTGGAACCAAGATCAGAAACCGTTTGTGAACTTACCAAATTGATGGCCAAAGCGCCATAAGCATCAATCACTTGTATTTTTAGACGCTTCGCATTCACCAAGCTTAACGATAAGCTTGTAACGCGATTAGAAGCGGCAGTAAGGTCAGTAACTTCTTGCGTCGTCATGATAAATAAAAGTTAAACTGCTTGCGCTTGTTCGGTTGGTTGAGGCTGTGACGTTGACTCTGGCGGCAACGCCCCACCTTGTGGCGGCAGCACGACCGGAGGAAGAATGGTATCAATGTCCTGCGTCTCTAAAGCCGTAAGTTCTTGAATGAACAAAGAACGCATGGAAGCCGCAGCGCTGGGGTTAGTAATCAGCAACTCGTGATACTGCGTAGCGATGTCGATACGCTGCTTGCTAGCCTCGAGTAATTCGTCGCCACGAGATGGGGTAAGCAATAAGCGGAAGAGATACTTCAGCTTTTGAACGTCCTGCCGCTTGAGCTGGATCAGTTTAGGCGCATCCGCCTGCATCACGTTGAACGCTTCTTCCTCGTTCATGTAGGCAATGCAATAGCTCAAAAAGCCTTCCATGCTATCGCTGACGCCTTGGCTTAGCGTCATGAGCATGTCCTTCATGAGAGACGCCGCTTGCCGTTCCAGTGAGCGAATGCCCGTCGCCAGATTAGTGGACGGTAAGCCGCTCAGGTTTCCATCGCCGGCGGTTATCTCACCCGTCTCTAGCTGGATGGCTTGCAGGCACATCTGCATGAGCGCCGTCGCTTTCTCGTCGATCTCCGGGGCGATTACGTAGGAGTAAGCATCATCCTTCGTAAATCCATCGTTCAACGTGTAATTCTTCGTGGGATTACCAAAGCTGATCTTTTCACCCGCAGCCGTTTCTTTAGTCGCTTGCGGGTTACTGAAGTTGATGCGCCCACCATTGGAGCAACGCAGGTTGATACGATTGAACAGTAACTCAATAAACTCATTCAGCGGCGCATTCGCTTCGTATAGCCCTGTGCCATACCATCGCCCCTCTACAGGGTCCGTGCGAATGACATCAAAAGGCCGTTTCTTGTCCTTAAACACGGCGTTCAGATAATCGTAGAACACTGGACGCCCCGTATTTTTCTCAATCACCGCAAAGATTTCTTCGGCGGAACCATCGCCATCGGCATCCACTCGTCCGTAACTTTCGATAATGTAACCCGCAGGCAGTTTCAGATTACCTCGGCGGGTTACGTCCTCGCCTTTCTTCGCATCAGGCAGAGACTTCTGAGACTGCACGGAAGTTTGCTGATTTTTTACAGCATCCAAAAGTTCTTGTGCCGCCGCAGGGTCTAGCAGATTCGGACCACGCACCATGTCCGCTATCGTGTAGTAGCTAACATCCGCGCTCTGGCCGATGTAGTCCGCTTTATGAATGTCCTCTTCCGTCGTGTTGCAGTAGAAGTCAGACCAGTAAACTTGCTCCAGTTCAATGGATTGATTGATTTCAGAGCGCGGCATCCGCACCCCGAGCCATTTCACATCTGGCGGAAGAAACGTCTCTGGATCTCGAACCAACACCATCACTCCCTTCAAAGAAGCATGAGGCATCAAATCATCTGTCTGATAGATGGGGCCGCGCTTGCTATCACCAATAGGTTCGCCCTCGGCGGTGTGGGCGATAACGACGAGCTCCACCCACTTGCTTTCATGGACGTTGTAGCGCCGTTTCACCACACTCTCCCCACGAATGAGCGCGCCTAAAATGGCAGACCTGTAAACGTGGCGGGCATTCGCTTTGCGCGCCTGTTCATGTCCCCAGCGTTCCACGTCTTGGCAAAGCTTCGGGTCATCTTCCGGCCCTTGTGGAATCAATCCAAAAAATGGATCGCTTCCCACGATGTCCGCCACGACTTTAGCCGCAGCAGCACGAATCACGCGGCGCACGGTGTTTAGGCTCTTGTTGGAAAGTTGGTAAACACTATCCTGAATGGTGGCTCTCCAAGAGAAATCTCCCTTCCATTGCGCCATTGCTTTGAGGCGAATCCCTATCCACGAGTCCATCACGCCACCGACCAAGCCGGGGGCTGCGCGTTGATTCAGCAGGCCTTGATTGCTCGCGTCATAGGCATCACGACAACCTTGATGCCGCTCCATAAAGTAATTTACGAGCAAGTCCTCATTATGCCGATCCAAAAGCAGGGACGTGCGCATCGGCATCCGTGGCGGCATGGCCTTGATGCTTTCAGGAGTGCTAGGAGTGAAGACGGGATGCACGGGCGAAGTCTTGCACATTGATAATTAGTTGACAATACGTTTCTTTGTCCGCATCCTCCAAAGCCATGAAGAAACCATCCAAGCAGGCGGGAGCCGCTCAGAAGGGTTCCGGCAAATCCAAATCTAAAGCGGCTCTCCCACCCAAATCGAAAACGCCTCCAGCGTCTCAAGCACGCTCCACGCGTAAAGCCGTCCAACCTGTCAAGCGAGGGAACGGCAGACGGGGCGTGCATCACGTTACGTCCTGGCATCCACTCTTTATCGAGGCCTTGAGCGAAGGCCGCACCGTCCGTGGAGCCACCAAGAAAGCGGGCATTTCCTACCAGACAGCCTACAATCATTACAAACAATACCCGAATTTCGCCCGAGAATGGGATGAAGCCTTTACGGAAGGCAGTGATGCCCTAGAAGATGCCGCGTATATACGCGCTGTCGAAGGTGTCCCCTACGCCAAATTTGGCAAAGAAGGCCAGCTTCTCGAAGAGGGGCGCGAATACAGCGATACCCTGCTTGCCCTTATGCTAAAGGGCCGACTCCCCAACAAATACCGGGATCGTGTCGAAGTCGGTGGAAAAGATGACTTCACCCCACTGGATGAGGCCGCCGCGAAACTTGCTCAACTTCGCGCAAGTGGACGTGCTTAGACGACTAATTCTCATGAGCACCCTACGCCAACAACGCTACGCCCTCATTACGTCATCCACGCCGAACGGATTGCAAGCACGGGTCAATACCCTGCTGGACCGTTGGGACTGTGAAGTCGTGGGCGGTCCCGTCAATAACAACGGCTGCTTGCTTCAGGCAATGGTTTTCCGTGTGCCATCGGACGCCTTACCGGACGAGTCCCCGCTTTGCGTGAATAACCAGTGCTCAATCAGAGACAAATGCCTGCGCTACCGCGAGCACCTAGAGCCATGGCGACTTGATAATTTCACCTCCTACTACGGAGGCCCTCATTGTGATCAACGCCTACTACCACCCTCATGAGCACCCGCATCATTAAACGCGCCTGTCTTCCCGTCGGTTCCTACCAGCAGCAAGGAAAGGACAAACCTACCGTCGAATACCGAGACATCGGTGTTTTACTGGAGCACGAAAACAACAACGATGGGAACAAGTGGCTCGAGTTGAAGTTCAATTTGGACATTCTCCATCCCGCCCTTTTTATGCTCGCTAAAGCCATGGCGGACAAGGGCAGCAGTTCCGCGCGGGTGAAGCTTTTCGATGTTGTCCAAAAACGACAAGACAAAAGCGGCGGCCACGATGATGGCCCGCCCGCAGATGATGATTGGGGTTAAACCGCTCATTTGTTACCATGGTCGCCATCGCTTCCCCCAAGACCAAGGCAGCGGACGCCATCGCTCGCCTTGAGGCCCAGATGGAGGTGCGCGGGAATCCTGCCGTTTGGCTTCAGATGGAGGGGGCCATTCAGGACAAGGGCGGGCGACTGGTGAAGTTCCCTGAACTGCGCCTCAACGAATTCCAGCGTCAGGTCGTAGACATCTATAAATACTGCATTGAGACGGGGCAGCCCTGCCGCATCGTCATCTTGAAGCCACGGCAGAAAGGATCTTCCACCATCTCGCTTGCCCTGCTTTACACGCACTTGCGGAACTTCTGTTGCACAGGCGGCATTCTTGGTGACGATAAAAATACCACGGGTAAACTGATGGAAATCTTCCATCGCTACACAGATAACGACCGATGGAATTGGGGGAATACCCCGGACAAAGACGGCATGGGCTTCAGCCACGGCAGCAAGCTCTACGAAGAAACCGCGAACGATCCACGCGCCGGGATGGGCGGGACGTTCCAGTTTGTTCTCGCTTCTGAAGCCGCCTACTACCGACCCAGCGGCAAGGCCACGGGCGAGGCTGTATTCCAGTCGCTCCTAAACTGTGTGCCGGACCTGCCAAATACCTGCGTGATCATTGAGAGCACCGCGAACGGACAGCAAGGCGTCTACTACGAAACCTACAACGGTGCGATCACGTTCGACGAGTTCAAAGCGGGCAAGCGTGGCAATGGCTACGTGAAAGTCTTCTATCCATGGTTTGGTTTTGAAGACTCCAAACCGCTGCGCAAGATGACCGCTACAGAAGGCGAAGCCCTCATGAACTCCTTGGACGAGTGGGAATCGCGCTTGATGGCCAAATATGGGAATCACTGGAAGATCAGCGCCGCACATCTTCAGTGGCGGCGTGACGTGATTTCAGATCCTCGATCAGGCGGAGATCCACGGCGTTTCGATGTCGAATATCCCTCAGATGACATCACTTGTTTCAGGGGCACGGGAAACAATCGCTTTGACCTCGATGGCCTTGATACCCTGGACACCATGGCCATCACCCAGCAAACGCTTTGGGGCACGCTGGAAAGTGAGCAGCTAAACCGTGATGGACAAGTGCAGCTCAATGAGATGCGCCCGCCCGTATTTCAGCCCTGCGCCCGTTCGGATGCTTGGCTCCGCGTGTGGGAGCCGCCCCGCATCGGCTGTCGCTACCTCATCAGCGCCGACTTCATGACGGGAGAACAAGCCGCAGGCAGTCGGGGTGAACCTGACTGCCACGCCGTCAGTGTGTGGCGGGATGCTTACACGGATTCAGAAGGTTCTTACTGGCCTGTCAAACAAGTCGCAGCCATCCCGCCAGATTGTCGGGTGGACTTGGATGTGCTTTGTGACTGGATTAGCCTCATGTCCCGTGAGTATGGGAACTGCGTCTGCGCCCCGGAGGTCAACAACATGCACGGCATCATTGAGATGCTTCGACGCCGTGGCGTGCCTCTTTGGTGCCGACGCCGCGCGGACGAAACCAAACCCGTAGGGCAGGGGAAAATCATTCGCATCCCCGGCTGGCTCACGACAGCCAATAACAAGCGGGACATGATCGATGTCGTCGCCCGTCTCGTGCGTGAAGAAGAAATCAGCATCCCCTGTGAGCGCACCCGCCACGAACTCCGCGTGTTTCAGAACGTGGACGGCAAACTCGAAGCCGCAGCCGGTTGGCATGACGATTGGGTTATGAGTAGCGCCATCGGTATCAAGTGTCTCCCCTCGGCTACCCTTTATCAAGGACCCATCGGCGCAGGCGTCACTTCCTATTCAGACTTCGGTAGCAGTGGGGGAAGTGTTAGCGATGGGTTTTGATTCGCCCTATCCATTTCCGCGATAGCTCGTTTCAGATAAACAGCTTTGTCTAAAGTCTCCTCGTAGGCGTGTTGGAGCCAGTCCCGCAATTCCAGCGGATTATCCGCCACCGTCACGCCATATTTAGCGATACCCTTTTGCTGACGCTCCGCAATATCTTGGCAAACTGCAACCTCTATTCCTGATGGTGAATGCATCATGCAATATTACAACGGAAAACCATTATGCTAACGGGTGGTAGGCTAATCACTGTTAGACTTCACTTCTGGTGGGTCATCAGGCCAGCGATCATCTTTCTCTGGCTCAATACATGGGTGTTCGCAGAACGGTGGTCCATCCATCGCGTTTGCGTCAATGTCGTCGATGTCGCCATTGCAATAACAGGCTTGTCCGCATTCAGGGCAGGAGTGCATATTTGT